GCCAGTTGCTCCCGTAATTGAAGTTTGTCCTGCTCCCTTTTGTCTGATAGCTACTTTAACCAAAGTCGTAGCTCCCGTTGGGATAGTTACTACATTGGCTCCTGAATAATCCATCTCTACTAACTTTCCATTATCGGATGCTTGGAGGGTATAAGTTGAACCTGTTTGAGTATTTATTGCAGTTGGAGACATTACTCCCGTTGAACCAGTGCTTCCTGTGGCTCCGCTCGGGCCTGTTGGCCCCGAAGGGCCGGAAGGACCACTTGGACCAGTAACTCCTGTGGCACCTTGTGGTCCACTCGGACCAGTCACTCCAGTAGAGCCAACTCCTGTGGGTCCGCTGGGTCCTGTAGCACCAGTTGGACCTGATACGGTAGAATCGGCACCTGTTGGTCCGGTAGGACCACTTGGGCCGCTTGGGCCGGTAGCACCGGTCACACCAGCGCCGGTAACGCCAGTTGCACCGCTTGGGCCGGAAGGCCCGGAAGGACCACTTGGTCCGCTTGGGCCTGAAGGACCTGTAGCCCCTGTCGGACCACTCGGTCCTGACGGGCCTGTTGCGCCCGTGACACCTGCGCCAGTAGGCCCAGAAGGACCTGATGGTCCTGTAGCACCAGTCGCACCAGTTGTTCCAGCTCCTGTTGGGCCGCTTGGTCCCGATGGTCCCGTAACTCCTGTTGAACCAACACCTGTTGGGCCTGTGGGGCCTGAAGGGCCAGAAGGGCCACTAGGTCCTGTCGGTCCGCTAACCGTAGAATCAGCTCCTGTGACACCAGTGGGTCCGCTGGGTCCCGAAGGTCCACTTGGCCCCGATGGACCTGAAGGACCAGTAGGACCAGATATAGTAGAATCTGCTCCCGTTGGACCAGTTACACCTTGAACACCCGTGGCACCCGACGGTCCGGTTGCGCCAGTCGCACCCGTTGCTCCAACCACTTCGCTTTTTAATGCCTTATATAAAATCCCGTCAGATGCTCTCTGAACAGCAATATAGTCTGCACCTGAAACGGTTTCTAATGTATCTAGCTCATTTATTTGTATTTTATCTCCGGCCATAGTTTTTTAGTTCTTAGTTCTATTAGTATAATCCGCTGCATTCTTTGTCCTGCCGACAAGGGACAAATCCTCGCTAAACACTATTCTTAGTCCAGTATCGCTAACTACATACTTACCGTCGTCAGTCCCCCAGAAATACACTAAAAAGTTCTTAACTCTTTTCGTGAAATCTGCTGCATTCTTTGTTGCTTTTGACCAAATAGTAGTCATTATTGGTATAAGTCATCTGTATATTCTCCATCATCTTGGAGTTTCAAACTCGGCTTGTCATCTCCTGCTCTATTTCGGTAATCCTCTGCTATGTCGGACTCTAATCTCTCTAACTCAGGTCTTAATTCAGCTACCTTGTTGTGCATTCCGTTAGCTATCGCATAGTCATAAGCAGCTCCGATTGATAAATAGCTGTGATATAACGGGTTAAATCCGGGTTCTTTAGTTGTATCGTCTGCCGTGAAGTATGAGGGAAGCCTCTTACCCCTAACCATTAAGCCTTTGGCAGCTGTTAGGTATGTTAAATCAGCCTTTTTGTTAAGGATTATTGAGTTTCCGTGCTTTTCGTATTTAGTAGGAACTCCGTTATCTCCGTCTTCGTCTGTCTGCAACTCTTGAGCTATTGACCCTTCTCTGACTACTGACTCTAATACCTGATATTTTCCGTTGCTGTCTAAAACAGCCACCTCTTCTATCGTTAGAAAGTCAGCTCCGGATATTTCGTAATCATTTTGTCCTTCAACCAGGGTGGTATAAAAGATATTCATATCATCTTGGTTGAAGTCGTCATATTTCCATCTTCTATCGTTCTTGAAGATGATAGAAACGACTCTATTGAGCCGTTGATTAACCCTCCTTACTCTATCGGCAACCGAGTAAGCGGTTGTATTCATCGTTGCCGAAGAACCGAACAGATAGAAGTCCACCTCCTGGAGTATTCCTTGATTAGTTGTAGTATCGTTGAATACCATTTTAGTCTAAGTTATTGGGACATTGGAGACCATACGAAAGAAACGTTTGTTTGGTTAGTAAGGTCAGCGCATATCCCCTTATTAAACTCTGCTCCGATTTCATATTCCCCGATTAAAGTATCTCCTGCGAGATAAACTTTAACGTCTCCGTCCCCATCAGAAGGGCTGTTTGATATTTCTATCACGCTTGACCCAACATCTTTCCCAACAATTATCCTCTCTAGATATGCCGCTGAAGAAGAGATAACTTTATCTGTCCCTGCGGACGCTACGTAAGTAATCATATTTTTATTTGTTAATTATTTGATAAGCCGACCTATGATGAAGCCCTTTCCACAAGCAAGAGCTTCATTAAGGGCGTCCTACGCCAATCTCAGCGTAACTTTGTAGGTTATCGCATCTCCAGTTCCAGGAGGAACCGTTCTTGTTCCAGTCAATACCGCCCCCGATGTGGTAAGCAGTAATTCGGAATACGCAGGCTCACCTGTCATAGCGGAAACATAAGTTCCGATGGGCGTTGAGCCAGCAGTAATCGCTCCTGACACCGTAGTGTCTGTCGCTCCGAAGGCGAGAGTTGCTATTTCAGTTCCAGCCCCCGTCGCTCCGCTCGGGCCGGATGGGCCGGATGGGCCTGATGGACCCGATGGTCCCGTTGCGCCGCTTGGGCCGGAAACTGTGGAAGCAGCACCTGTAGGGCCTGAGGGGCCAGAGGGACCTGTTGGACCTGACACCGTTGAGGCGGCTCCCGTTGGACCACTCGGGCCAGAAGGACCGCTCGGGCCAGTAGGACCAGTGGCGCCTTGGTTCCCCTGATTTCCCTGAGGTCCTGAAGGGCCAGATGGACCGCTGGGACCCGAGGGGCCTGAGGCTCCAGTAACCCCAGCGCCCGTAGGGCCTGAGGGGCCTGAAGGTCCCGTAGCACCAGTTGCTCCAGTCGCACCTGTCTCAAATTCCGTAAAGGTAGATGAGCTTGTGGTTCCAGTGTTCTTGTATAGCTTTTTGTTAGTTGTATCTCTAACTTCAGCTAAAACAGCAAAACCGGACTCACTATCAGGAGGAGTCCCAGCACTTGTAGCTCTGGCTATCTTGTTGTCTTTGTCATACTCAAGGATAGTGAAGACGATAGAACCGATTGTTCTTTTCTCACCGGCCACTAATATCGGCCGATTGAATATTTTTGCCATTTGTTTATTGTCTTCCGGGAGGGGTTTTATCCCCTCCCAGAAGAGATTAACTTAATAATTCTTACCTGTTTTCGACTTTATACCCAGTTCTCTGCTGAAATTTTTACGGCAATCAATCCCCTAGCTCCATCGGCAAAGGTTTTAACACCATATCCTTCAAGAGCTTGGATTCTGTCACCGAATAGTTTGTCGGCTCTTCTAACTTCTACTTCGGTAGGCATCTGAACACATAAGTCAGTAGCACCTCTTAGACCGAACCAAGAGTATTGAGTCTGGGCTGACCATAAGTTGCTATCTGAGTTAAATGTTTCAGATACAACGATATCTCCATTACCTGTGAAGAGCATTCCTTCATCAGTGCCACAAGATAGATTTCTCTTTTCCAAGATGAACCTATCTTCGCCTGAAACATCATTGTAGTTAGTTCCAACTGTTCCTGTTCCTAATACTGCGTAAGCTAAGTTAGCTCTGGCAGCGGCGGCTGAACCTCCAATAGCGACATATCCGGCTGTTCCACCCGAAATGTCATCTTTAAATGTGAAGGTTACTCCAGCGATAGTAACTGTATCACCATCGGTTGGTTGGTCGGCTATTGTTAAAGTAGCTGTCCAAGGAAGGTTGTTGTTTTGGACAACAATCCATCCCTGCCAAGGTCCGATAATACCATTAGCTAATACTGAATCGCCTAATCCTGTTTCTCTACCAGCTTTGGTTTCTCTTAATACACCAACGGTGTGAGGACCAACGACTGCGACTCTTCCAACTCTCGGAGCGTCAACTAAATCAAGTTTAGTGTGAGCGGCTGTGAAGATTTGAGAGGCGTTAGAAGCTAACAATTCAATGTTGCTTCCAGCAGATCCACCAACGCTACCAGCATCAACTGTGTGAACGGCATCTGTCTTAACTCTGTTTAAGAAGGCCTGTTCAATTAAGTTGTTAAGTTGCTTTTGCATTGAGTTGGAAATTCTGCTTGTCAATTCGTAGCTGGACTGTTTCTTTTCAGTGTCGTCAACATAGACCGATGAATACTTGAAGGTATCCACCTCTAATTCCTCGTCAGTTGACACGTATGCTTTATCCGAGATTTCGTTTCCCGGAGTGTAAGTTCCGGTTGTCGGGTGAGATAGAATCGGTTTGTGAAACTTTCTTCCATCTGCGGACAACACGGATGAGGCTTCGGTTCCTGCCAAGAAAACTGCTGTGTTCTCTACAAACAAGGAAACCTGCAAGTCCTTACTCCACTTTTCTTTGTTTAAGTAAGTTGCTGTGTTTGCCATTTTAATTTTTAATTACTGATAACACCGCAACGAACATTATTATTAAGATTTCTTTTTAGCTTCGTGAGCTTTAAGTTTTTTGTCCCATTCGGCATAAGCCTTTTGCCCCTCCTCTGTGGATAAATCAACATCAGGAGGAGTAGTCGGGTCAAACTCCGTCTTAATTCCTTTCTTCGTGCGGCTGATAGCAGCTTCTTCCGACTTAATCTCTGTCTCAAGTTGTTCCTTGCGATAGACGATGTAAGGGTCTTTAGCTGCTTCTTTTACCGAGATACCGCTGACTTTAGCAATCTTTTTGATTTCGTCTTTAAGCTCTTGTGGAACATCCATATCATTTAGGCGTTCCTCTTCAAGAACAGACAATATCTCAGATCGCACATCGGGTTTCTCAGTCTCTTCCTTTGGCTTAGCCTCAGGAGTTGAAGTTATCTTGGATTTAAGGGCTTCACGATATTTAATCTTTTGGCCGATAGCCTCAGATAATTTTTTTCGTTGGTCAAGCTCTCGCTGTACCGCCTTATCTAAGAGGTCTTGGTTGTCATCTGGGTCAATGCCCAAATCTTCAGCTAGTTTTTCTCTTAGTTCGTCCTCTTTAACTTCTTCGAGCTGTTGTTTTTCTGCTTCAAGCTCTTCAGCAGTAGGCTCCGTGGGAGCTATGTTTTTGTTTTCTAAATCCATAGGATTATATTTTTTGGCCATAGGCCAGTTAATTATTTTTTTTCGCAAGTTTTTAACGAGGTTATCTTACTGCCCTCGTATGATATTTAATTTACAAAGAACGCTTTAATAAACAAAAAGCGGGTGAACAATTACCCCAATTACTTAGGATAACTCGTTCACCCGCCTGGTTTATGCCAGCAAGGGCTTAATTATTAACTTATTATCTTATTGTACTCCTTTTAAAGAGTAATGTCAAGCATCAAGTCCGTAATCAGATGGGTCTGTCGCTTCCTCTCTTATTCTGTCTACTTCTCTATCCCTCTTTATCTGCTCTACTGGGCTTAAATCGTCTTTTAAACTTGATAAGGCGTATCTTATTCCTGACATGTGATGATCCCAGATATCAGATGGCTCTAAAGTTAATCTTCCCTCTCTATCTCTCTTCCAAACATAGCTTCGGTATTCTTTCAGTATATTTAAGCTCCTCTTGGTTACTGATATCTTTTGGTCTTGGACTATCTGTATTCCATTTCTTACTGAATCCTTACCCTTAACGCAAGGGAGAACATTAACCCCATAACTTTTAAGCTCGTCTATACTCTTTGGTTCAGCTGAATCTGCTATGACAAGTGTTTCCGGTTCCATTAAGTTGAGTAATATATCAGCGATCTTTCTATTACTCAATCCTTTTAAATACGTTTCCTCATCTAAGATATAACCTCCGTTGTAATAATAAACTGTTCCTATCGCTGTCTCATCTACCGAATATCCAAAGTCTAACCATCTCCTTACTATCTTTGCTTCGTGCGGTATCTCGTCAATGACCTGCCAGTTTCGGTATATTCTATCTTCTGCTTCCCCGAGCATTCCTTCGCCATAAACTCTCCACCAGCCAGGCCTATTTTTTCTTGACTCAATAGATTTAACTATCTCTGGAGATAATCCTTCGTTATCTTTATATGTAGTAATTAAGTGGTCTACATCATTTCTCTTTTGGAGTATATCAGTTTCAAACCAAAACTCTGCTATCGGGTTCCAGTCTAAAAATATAATATCAGATGTTCTTACCTCTAACTGCTCAAATGTTTCAAATGGGATATTATTTGCCTCGTTTAAAAATAGTCTTTGTCTTCTCGGCCCTCTCACCTTGCCTGGTTGGTCTGCTGAAAAGAATTCTATTTTACTGCCTGTTTCAAAATTATACGTGTAATCAGTCTTGTTCCAACACTCGGGCTTAAAATACCTTTGCTCTGTCATTATATTTAAAAAATCCCTCATCGCACCTCTTTTAAGATGAGGGAAGCTCTCTGATACGACACTGGTCAAGGTTGGGATTTCATCTCTCTGGGCCATATCTATCAAAATCATCAATGTAGCTAAAGTTTTTCCCGATGAGGTCCCGCCCTGTAATGCTCTAATTCTCTTCTTGAGTGCCAGTGTCTTTTTGAGTGTTGTGGTCGGAAGATATGCCATGTAATAGTGGTAAAGGTTTACCGGCTGTTGTTATATCTGTTTTTTGTCTTATATTCCAGTGATCGAATTTTCTCTCTATTATCCATGCCCACCTTTGCCATTGGTTTGGCTCTTCTCTAAATTTTTCAAAGAGATGTCTCTTCTGTTTTATGAGAGCACTTTTTATTAAGACGACAAATCTTTTACCCAAGTCATCTAATTCATTCACCTTATCACTTTTAGCCTTCCACCTTTGAAATGTTCTCTCTGTTATCCTTTGCTCCTCGCTTAGCTTCTCGTTTATCTGAAATAAAAGCTCTTCATCTGTAAATATAATGGCGTTAATATCATCATCTACTATTCTCTTGGCTATATCTAAAAAGTTAAGAGTAAGTTTTGTTGGTCTTCCTCCCGGATGTTTTGATTTTATCTCCTCTGCCGGAGTATCCCCATCTTCAGTTTTTATTACTTCTTCTGTCATTTCTTTTTCTTAACCTTTTTAGTAAAGCCCTTGGTTGCGTAATATGCTTTGACCTGTTTGGCTGTATAGGTTTTTCCCGAAGGACTCTTATATTTGTTTTTACTTACTTTCTTAAACGGCATGTTTTAGTAATTCTCCGGCTCTTCCGGCTCTCTTGGTTCTTGATAATCTATAAATGGTTTAAGTATCTCTGCTAACTTCTCTATCGCCCTCTTTCTTGCTGTTATCTCTATTGCTTT